GCACCGTGCTCCGAGGGTCTTGGCCCTCTATCTCTGGCTTCAAGCCGGGGAGCAAATCCAAGTGAGAGACCCACTAAGAATACCATTCTTAGCGTTCCCAATCTTCGTCACGTTCAAGATCTTTAGGTGATCTATTCACCAGACCTGTTAGGTCTTTGATCTCTTTATTGAGCGCTGACAGTGCTGTAGCAAAGCTACTCTTATCATTAAGAGATGACGCTCTTGCTAGGCTCTCTTCAAGCTTTGACTTCTTGTCTAAAGCCTCTTGAAGAGGTGACGGTTGGTTAAGCTCAAACTGCTCTGACGAGCTAGTCTGAGTCTGGTTTCTCATCCAGTCATCAAAAGATGTGATGTCCTTAGCTACTACGTGTTTGTGAAGCACGTCAAGTAGAGACTTACCATCTGTAAGTCTAGGATCACCACCAACTTTGAAGGTTGGAGTCACCTGCGACGGTAGGTAGCCGTCGTCGAGGAGCGGTTCATCGAACTGCTTATCCTCGTTTTGTCCTACCTCAGCGAGACTAAGTTGGGCTTTCAGAAGCACCATACTATAGTCCGTTAGATCTAGGTCAGGTTCGACTGTCTTAAGGACAGGTTCAACCTCCTGCAGGTACCAAGAGTACCGCGGGCCCAGACCGATTCCATAGGAATCCGGCATCCAGGGGCCAGGAACTACAATTCCAGGAACTTCCTTTAAAAGGTTGTAAACCTGGCGTTGCTTCGGCATGAGCAGATACTTGGCTTGATCACCAAGCTGAGCAACATAACTCATGAAAGAGTTATCTGAAGGCTCAGAATACTTAAGAGCTTTCAGGTAAGAGCTATTAGAGGTAATTACTCTGCCCGCAAATTCGGCAACTCTGTCGGATTTGAGAGTTTTTGAGTGGTTTATCTCGCCACCCAAGTCCTCGATTATCCTCGTATAATGAGGCTCCATGGGAGCTCGCATTACGATGTCATCTCCAACGATTCTGAAGCAATCGCTCCAGGGTATCGCTTTATCGATGGCACCCTCTTTAACTGCACAGCGATAAGCTGTGAGCGCTGCCGCATTATTAGTTAGCGTCAGCAGTCCAAAACTTGGACCAGTTCCGAGAACATCACCTTGGCTCCACTGGACTTCTTGGTCCAGACTAGGGCAATACCATTTACTTCGAGAAACCTCGAGGAAGTATTGTTCATACTCCCGGTAGCCTTGAATCTCTGGGAACCCAAAGACCCGGTCTACTAGTTCGAGACTGAGTTCGACATCAAGTAAGTCGGACGCAGAGGTCAGATCAGACCCAGCAAGCTCAATACCTTGCTTTAGTTTGCTCTGTACCCAAGTTACACCTGATTCCTGATCATGTGTAACGTCGGATTGGAGTTTTCTCGCACAATCCATATAGATTGTTTTGAGAGGCTCAAGCGTTACTTGAAGAACCCGATTAGGGTTCCCTACAATTCTTGCCTTAATTTGAGGCTGTTGTAGAAAACTCACCCGACCTACACATCGATCATGAGGTCGATTAAACTCTAATTGGTACTCATTAC